GCCAGGGCGCGTGCGTCCGCCTCTGTCGCCTTTCGGTACGTCGCCTCAGCCACCGCCTTCCATCTCCAGCGTCACGGACACCAGCGTCAGCGGCAGCGGCCCCGCGCGGCGAAACACCACCGACCCGTCCGCGCCCCAGGTAGGCGTAAGCTCCAGCTTCACTTCGCCAGTGCGCAGCGGCGGCGCCGTGTCATATGGGGTGCTAACGTCACGCAGCGGGTATTCGCGCAGCTTGTCGAACGACGGCCCGGCGGCCAGGCCCACACTGCTGGCAACGCGCGCCCGGATACGGTTCACGTTCTTGAACGTGCCCTGGAACCCGGCAGGCTCGCCGTCGTCCACTGCCGGCAGCAGCTGCGCGTCCGACACCATTGGGATGCCCACATGCACCACACTGGCCGGCGAGTCGAGCGTGATTTTGCTGTCAGTAACGACGCGCTGCGGATGCTCCGCGCCGTCGGCTAGGATGTCAACCGTGACGCCCTCAAGATGGTGCAGCCCTGAGATTGTGGCGGTCGGGGCGCCGTCGTAGGTGGCCCCAGAGTCTACGTGAAACGCATCCTTCTGGTCTGAAAACAGTCTGGAGCGCATGCGCTCAACATAGCGCACCTTGCGCCCGTTCACAGTGCGTCGCACCAAGGCATACGTCACAACGCCCTCGCCTTCAGGGATGGCACACAGGGACTCGACGAAGCCGCCTACTGTCTCATGCTGGTGCCACGCATACACCTGCTGCTCCGGCACGTAGGTCATGCCAAGCACCTTGCCATCAGAGCGGGCCAGCCATACCACCTGCTCCCCGTCGACGCCCAGCGTCATGTCGTTGAAGGTGTGGAAGTTAAACAGGTGCGGCGCCAGCAGAGCCACGTCGATGGTGTTGAACGCGTTGGCCTCCCATGCGTATTTGATCTCCATGAGCCGAGCGCTCTTGGCCCGGATGAACAGCACCGCATTGGACGCTGCTACGGGCTTCACGTTCGCCGCCCCAATGAACGACTGCGGCTTGACGGTGATGTTGGTTGAGGTAACCGCTCCGGTGTCCGAATAGACGCGCCACTCCCCGCTCGTGGTAAGCACCAGAAGGTCAGCCAGCGGGACCAGGTGGCGAATCGTGTCCAGGGTCGGGGACGCTAGTTTGAACTCGAACGCGTCGTCTTCCTGGGTCGGCAGCGACGCAGTCATGTTGCTCAGGGCGCCGGGGCGCGTGGCGGCAATGGACTGCGGGTTGTTCAGCGTGCCCCCAAACCACCGGCGCTGCTCGTGGTAGGCCACGGCGCTGGCCAAATTCCCCGCTCCGGAGTTCAGCGCGCTGAACTGTTGTGGGGTGCGCTTGAGCGGGTCCGGCAGGATGTTGCTGTCCACGAAGTTCGTAGTGTTGGCTTGCCCTATAAACCCGAACTCTCCACCGTGCAGCTTGTACACGAAGTACCGCAGGGCTCCTGCCACGGCCGTCCACGTGATTGTGTTGAAGTTGCCCGCCAGGGACAGGTTGTTGCTGGCCGTAACGACGCTTGACGCGGCAGATTCGGTAACGCCGTCGTCTGCCAGAGCTGTAACCAGGTAGGAGTGGGTTACCGGAAAGTTGTTCTGCGGGATGGTGGCAACTGCAGCCACCCCCGTCGGGGCAGCGATGGTCGGCGCGAAACTGAGCGAAGACAGCGTCCACGACGCCACTCCGACATACTTAAGCTCGCGCGCCTCGTAGCTCGGGTGGGTGAGCGTCATCGTCGCCTCTTGCTGGGCGTACCCGATGTCGGCCAGGTCAACGTCAGAATACGGCGTGGCAAGAGTCAGCACCCTGGACACTGTGCCGCCAGACACCCAGGCCGGCTGCCCGGTCGTGTCCAGCTGTGAGCCGTCTGTTTTCTTGATCGTGATGCTGTCTGTTGTGACCGCTGTGATCTCAGCGAAGCGCGCGTGCAGTCGCGGCAGCCCTGGCAAGGCGTCCAGGTACACCCACTGCCCAACAGACCAGCCGTGGGCAGTGACCCCGATGATGGGGTCTGGGCCGTTGGTTACGCCAGTGACGGCTTTGGCCGCCTCCAGCACCGGCGCGCCTTTGTAGAAGAACCGCAGGTATCCGTGGCCGAACTCCAGCACCGCGCCCTCTACGCCAGGCAGGTTGAACGGAATCAGCCGCCCCGCCTTGTAGGTAAGGTCGTCCTGGGAGCGTATGCTGGGGCCGCACCAGGACAGCCCTGGCCGGCGCGCTATTGGGCCATGGGCCAGCACGATGAAGTTTTTGCACAGGGCCAGGCCGATCTTGCGCTTCTCAACGTCTAGGCGGCCGTACAGCTCAGGGGCGATCTCGCCCCCGGTGAAGGCGTGGGTGAGGGTCTTTACGCTGGCCATGTCGGCCCCTACGCGCGGGCGCGAATGGAGGAGGCCGGCGGCTGTGGCGGATCGTACGAGGCGTTGGCGTCAAGCCCGCCGGCGTCGGCGGACGTGCGCAGCGCCAATTCGATGAAGCTCCGGGCCAGGTCGCGTCCGGTGGCCCCTTTTACCAGTGGGCCGCACAGCAGCGCTGCCAGGTAGTAGCTCACGGCCATGGTGAACCGCGGCGGGAACTTGCCTGTGTCCACCACGTCGCGGACGTACAGCAGCTCGGCGTTCGGCTCGTTGGTGTAGAGCGCCGAGCCCTCGATGTCGCACGGCGCACTGGCGCCAAGCGGGTACGGCGCGACCTGCCTCGCCCCGTTGCCGTCTTCCAGGTCGGCCAGACTGAACACCGTCTGGTTGTTGGTGCGCGCGGTGACGCGCAGCACGTGCAGGAAATCAGACGGCAGCTGGTACCTGTACGTCCAGTCCAGGCTGTCGTTTTCCAGCTCGGCCAGCGCCACGCGGCGTTTGGCGAATCCCCAGGCTACCGTGCCCGCAAGCAGGTAGGTGCGCGCCAGCGGGTACATGCGGGCGCAGTGGCCGGCTTCCTCGCTGCCGTCTGGCGGGGCAATGCTGGAGATGTTGGCGTCGGCGCCAAGATGCGCCAGCGCCATGTTGCAGATGTCAACCTCGGTCGCCACAGGGGTGCGCGCCTGTTAAACGAGGTCGTCGTTTTCGATCAGCCGATCGGCTTTTTTCTGTCGGCCGTACTTCGCTGCAGGCGCTGCCTCGGCGGCTGCGGCCTCGTCCACCACCGGCGAGAAGTGCTTGCCCATCGCCTTGTCCTTGCCAGACCAATCGAATTGGGTGCCAGCCGTGCGCAGGCCGCCGTCGACGAAACAGGTCTTCAGAACTCGTACCAACATGGGGAGACCCTCTATGTGCGAAGGGGGCTGCTAGGCCCCCTTCGCGGCTACTCAGTCAATCAAGCCTGGAACGGGGCGTCGTATGCCTGCCAGGCCGGCGGCTGCTCGGTCGTCAGGTGCGAGGCCACGGTGATGGTCGGCGTGGTGCCGCCCCCGTCGAAGAACGCGCGCAGGTAGCGCTCGTTGCTGTTCACGATCGGCGGCACCACGGCCACGAACCGCTCGCCCACCTTGGCCGTCCGCGGCACGGTCAGCGTGGCCACCAGGCTCGGGGAGCCGAACGCCACATCCTCGTCGCTCTGCAGGTTGAAGGTGTAGGTCTCGTCGCCGGTGGTGGCGTCGGGCGCCACAAGGACAACGACCTCCCAGTAGATGGGCTGGCCGGGGCCGATGTCGCGGCCCGGCACGCCGGCTACGCCCAGGTCGATGCTGTCGGTCAGGGCGGCATCGGCCGTCAGAGCCTGGCTGGCGGTGAAGGTGAGGCGCTTGTCGAGGATCATGTGAGTGTCCTTTGGTCAGTGGGTCGTGGCTTTAGGCCACGACCGCTTCGGCGTTGATGAGGGCGTCGGTGCGCCGCACCGGGATGTCGTCGAAGGTCATGACGCGCTTGCCGGACACGGTCTCCCACGACAGGTTGTTGGACACGCGCTCCAGGATGCCCAGCCGCAGCTTCTCGCGGATGGTGCGGTTGACGTAGAACGCCGCGCGGCCCTTGCCGAAGCTCGGGATGCGCTCGGCCGCCATGATCATCCAGGTGATGAGGTTCTTGGTGTTGGCGATGGTGTTCAGGTCCGACACGTCGATGTTGGCGATGCGCACGAAGTAGCGCCAGTCGCGAATGCTCAGGCCCATGTCCCACCGGTAGTGGGTGCGGTAGGCTTCCATGCGCCCGCCCGCGCCGTCCACGTTCTCGACCGTTATCTGGCCCTTGTCTTCCATCTTCAGGCCCGCCTGCGAGCCCTTCGGGTAGATGCCGTGGCCGGTGTTCGGCCCCCACACACACAGCCAGATGGACGTGTTGTCCGCACCCGCGCCGGCCGCGTTGATGATGTTGTCCGCGTTCTGGGCCGACAGCGAGTTGAAGCGCGGGGTCAGGCCGGTGAACGCCTCCGGGGTGACGCCTTCGTTGCCGTAGAACAGTGTGGTCGCCATCTTCTGGGACATGCCCTCGATGTGCGCACTGTCCTCGGACAGCCGGAACGCCGCCTCGTTGCCGTTCAGGTCGGCCAGCGCCTTGTCGATCTCGGCGTAGGCTTCCAGCATGCCGCAGTTGTCGGTGATCTGCGCGGTCGTGCTGCGGCCCGGCTGGACGCCACCGTACATGCGCCGGAAGGTCGCCTCGGGCAGCCCGGTGCGCACCGTGGTGCGGTGGCCGGTGGGCAGGTTGCCCTCCATCACGGTAAGGTCGGTCAGAACTTCGTTCGTGGACTCAAGCAGTTCCACGATCGTGTCGATCTTGCCGTCCGGGTCCAGACGCTTCGCAACGTCGGCCATGGTCGGGTTGGAAACGGGGAGCAGTGCCATTGTTTATTCCTTCAGTTCATCGAGGGGAAAAGGGTCTGTGCAGCGTTGCGGGTCGGTGCGGCGCCGGACGATCCCTGCACCAACACGTCCTCGCTGATGGCCCGCCCAGCGTTCACGAAAAACTTCACCACCGCCGGGTGGTTGCCCAGCCCGTACGCATCCAGCACTTCAACAAGCTCCGGGGTGCCAAAGGCGTCGCGCGCTTTGTGCGCGGTCGCCAAGCTGGCGTTCAGTTTGTCGCCCCCGATCTCGGGGTCGGTCTTCACGGCCTCGGCCCAGGCAGCAACCTCGGCGGCATGTGCCTCGTACTGCGCCTGCACCTGGCCGGCATACAGGTCCAGGAAGCCCTGCACTGCTTCCGGCGCCAGGGACGACTTGGCCGCGAACTCCTTGAGTGCTGCCAGGCCGGCCTCGTCGATCGGCAGGCCGTCGGCCAGCTCGACCTTCAGGTCGGCGTACGAGATCGGAAGAGCGT